AGCGTGAATTGCATTTACTAGATCCTAAAAACTTTGATAGGGCTTATATAATATGACACAAGAAAATAAAAAATACTTTACAAATTCTTTTGGAGAAAGAATGGAATTAAAAAATGATTATTCCGAATATACAGATATGAAAGATTATTTTTTATCTGAAATATATGAATTTGGAGACACTGAAACTATTTTTCACATAAGTTTAAAAAAATTTGTTGATAGAGATTCTATAAAAGGAGAAGAAGCTGAAGAAATACAATCAGATAGAGCTTATAGAAAATGGCAAAAAACAGGGAAATATAAAGGGAAATAATTATGAAAGATGAACCAGATTATATTGAAGATTTAGTTTTGATAACTTTTTTTTCAATTTTAGCATATTTAATAAATAAAGGAGTAACATGAAAAAAAATAGAATGTCAGACGACACACCAGAACCAGAAAATCCAATGTTAAAACAAGTAGGAGGCAGTCATTATATGTATATGAAGATACAACCTGCTGAATTTATTAACGAAAATAAGTTGCTTTTTGCGGAGGGCAACGCTATAAAGTATATATGTAGGCACTCTACCAAGGGGGGCATACAAGATATAGATAAAGCAATACATTATCTAGAAATGGTGAAAGAGAGAGATTATAAATGAGAAGAACCCAAATGCCTTTGTTTGCACCCGAAACTGAATGGGTTGCACCAGAAGAATTAAAAGATTTATCAGGTTACAAAGAAGTTGCTATTGATTTAGAAACTTATGACCCACATTTAATGACCCAAGGGTCAGGTAGTGTCGTTGGAAAAGGGCATATTGCAGGCGTTGCGGTGGCCGTAGAAGGCTGGTCTGGCTATTATCCGATTGGACACGAGGGTGGTGGTAATATGGACAGAAAACTAGTTTTACAGTGGGTCCAAGATTTAGTCAACCAAGAGAAAACTACCTTTATATTTCACAATGCTATGTATGATGTTTGTTGGTTAAGAGCCGCAGGTATTAAAATTAGAGGTAAGATAGTTGACACTATGATTGCAGCATCTTTGATTGATGAGAATAGAATGTCTTATGCCTTAAATACTTTAGCTAAATTTTATGTTGGCTTAGGTAAAGATGAGAAAGTATTACAAGAAGCAGCTAAGAGTTATGATCTTAATCCTAAAGCAGACATGTGGAAACTACCTGCAATGTATGTAGGAGAATATGCTGAACGTGATGCTGAAGCTACTTTAAAACTTTGGCAAAGATTAAGTATAGAATTAGTTAATCAAGAACTTATGGATGTATTTAATTTGGAAACTAAATTGTTTCCTTGTCTAGTAGACATGAGATTCAAAGGTGTAAGAGTTGATATTGAACATGCAGCTAATTTAAAGAAAAAATTAATAGTAAGAGAGAACAAAATCCTTAGTAAAATCAAAGAGTTAACAGGTATAGACGTAGAGATACATGCGGCTCGTAGTATTGCTAAAGCATTTGATAAATTAAAATTACCATATGACAGAACAGAAAAAAGTAATGAGCCTAGCTTTACTAAAAACTTTTTACAAAACCATCCACATGAATTAGCTAGATCTATTGCAGACGCAAGAGAGATTAACAAAGCCCATACAACTTTTATAGATTCTATTACCAAGCATTCTTCTAACGGTAGAATCCATGCAGACATAAATCAAATACGATCAGACCAGGGAGGAACTGTTACAGGTAGATTCTCTATGAGTAATCCAAACTTACAGCAAATACCAGCGAGGCACCCGGAGATCGGACCGATGATTAGATCTATATTTATTCCAGAAGAAAAAACAACATGGGGATCGTTTGACTACTCACAACAAGAACCTAGAATTTTAGTACACTATGCTAAGTTACAAAACTTAGATGGTGTTGATGAAATTGTTAATGCCTACAACACAGGTGATGCAGACTTTCACCAGGTAGTAGCAGACATGGCAGGCATAGAACGTAAGCAAGCCAAAACTATTAACTTAGGACTTATGTATGGTATGGGTAAAAATAAATTAATGTCAGAACTAGGTTTACAAAAAGAATCAGCTGAAAAATTAATTAGACAATACCATGCCAAAGCTCCGTTTGTTAAAAAATTAATGGATAACGTAACTCGTAAGGCAGAGGACAGAGGTAAGATTAGAACTTTAGGAGGTAGAGCGTGTCATTTTGATCTATGGCAACCTACTCAATTTGGTATATTTAGACCATTACCTTTAGAGCAAGCAAGAAAAGAATATGATGAGCCTTTAAAACGTGCATTTACTTACAAAGCATTAAACAAATTAATACAAGGATCGGCGGCAGATATGACAAAGAAAAGTATGGTAGCATTGTATGAAAATGGTATAGTACCACACATACAAATTCATGATGAGGTAGATATCTCTGTTGAATCTGATGCACAGGCCGAACAAATAATTGAAATTATGGAATCTGCAGTAGAGTTAAAAGTACCAAATAAAGTAGATTATGAACATGGTGCAAACTGGGGTGAAATTAAGTAATGGCATATTTAAATGCTAACATTCCAGCAACATATGCACAAATACGAAGGGAGTATTTATATGACTGTAAAAAACATCATGGAGAAGTTGAAGACTGTATTGTCTTTGGCCTTACCTCTATGGGCGGACGTTCAATATTATTTCATGCTATCATGGAAAACGGTGCAGTATTTTATCGCCTACCAATTAGCGCGTTTATTCAACGTGGTTTTAAAATTGAAGAAGTACCAAGAAGACGACTTGATGAACTTGAGCTTTGGAATTCTTTTAGCTATTATCCTTGTGTTAATAGTTGGAATCTTTTAAGTGCAGCCTCAGGTAAATATATTGGTAAAGATAAAAAATGGCATCACGGTAAATATTTATTTACAGTTGACTGGGCTCATCCAGATGGTAATATACTAGATACCGATCATTCGGAAATTCCACACGAACATAAGTGTGCACACATCATAGCTTTAGATGATGGAAATTATGCGGCACAGCCAAACAACAGATGTATATGGGACTTACCTTCTTTTACTGTTAAAAATAGTATTCCTGATTGGAAAGTTCAAACAAATGAATGGAACGTAGAAGACACTGGTGCGTGGAGAACTGAAGATACTGATAATTTTTTTTACGAAATAGAGGAAAAGACAAATGGAGAAACAGAAAAAAAATGAGTGTAAAAAATGCCATCATGCGTGTCATTGCCTGGATGAGTTGCACACAGATATTTACGGTGTTTGTCCTTGTGATACTTGCGAGTGTAGTGATCCTAAAAATTCTGGAGAAGAATGTTTGTCATGTCAATAGCAGAATTATTAAAGAAAAACTTTGTAATGATACCGGTAATAATATCAATTTTAGTTGGAACGTTTACGGGCGTTAAATATATTGTTAGCCTTACAGAGACTATCAATGCAAATAAAAAAGCTATTTTTATAGTAAACGATGTTAATTTAAAAAATCAAATAGATTACATTTCTCAACTAACTTTAAATCAAAATAATTTATTATTAAGAGTTGAAAGAGAAAAAGGTAATAACGATATAATTAAAGATAAGATGAAATTATTATCTGAAAAAATAAGACAATTAGAATCAGATTTTAAAACAATGTTAATGAACAGGACTAATTAATATGGAGTGTGCCTATATGAACTACTATTTTACAGGGTTATTAGTCATAGCTTTTATTATACTAACAGTTATTGTAGCACCAGTATGAAAATATCAGATAAAACTACAATAGGCATGCCACTTAAAAATATGGTATCTATTATGGCAGCCGTAGCTGTAGGTGTCTATGGATACTTTGAATTGACTGCTAGATTAACAAGCTTAGAGACTTCAAGACAATTGTTTAATGCGGACTTACTTAAAAAAAGTGAGCAGTTACCGACCGATCAGGAACAGTTCATGTTGATAGAAGGTTTGTACAAAGCAACAGAAAAATTAGAGATAACTCAAGAACAAAATATGACGAACAAGGTTAATATACAATTTCTTAATAAGCAACTAGAAAAAGCAATATTAGACATAGAAAGATTAAAAGATAAAGTTAGAGCAAATGGTAATGGGGATCACTAAATGACAGAAATTGTTGTAGCCCTTTTGATGATTGTTTCCGGAGAAATTAAGGAGCACAGAATACAAGAGTCTATGTCTCAATGTTTAAAAGGTAAAAGAATTGCTATGCGGTCAGCAAGTTCTAATGTAGACTACCAATGTATAAAATCGATGGCTGAGACAGAAATTTACATCGGAGAAAAATCAATT